TCGGCATCGCCTTCCCCATCTTCAAATCCTTCTTCCGAACATCTACCACATTTAATGATGTTTGTAATTGCCAAAGCGATAAATAGGATAACAATCATATTTTTACTGAAAAAATAGGTTAAAAATCCGACTAAAACAAAAATGGTCGCAGAATATAAATCCCCAGTATATACCAAATATAAGAAATCTCCCAGAGCAATGACAAAAATCAAATAAAGAATATAAATGTTATGTAAGACAACATGATTTTTACTTTGGACCTTGTCTGATTTGAATAATTTATCAACCGTTTTCGAAATATTGTTTTTCAATTCAGAAGTTATTGAATTCACTTTTAATAACATGTATATTGTATTATCATATTTTTTATTCATTCAAATATCCATCTACGTCCAAATCACCGAATGGTAGAATCACTTTGATTTGAGGATGAGGATGATGAGGATGATGAGGATGCTTCATTCATGTAATTTTCGGGTAAATGTTCTCCTGCATATATTTCTAAAACCTCTTTGACTACATCTTCGCGCTGAATATCATGACGTTCAAACTCGAAACTACCAATACTTTTGGAACGTTTCCCTCGAAATTTCTCCAAAAAATCTTCCAATCCATTTCTTTCTCCACTTCTATCAAATTGTTCTAAATCACCTGTAATAATTAACCGACTGTTCTCACCTAATCGTGTCAACAACATCTTCATTTGTGAAATCGTTGAATTCTGCATTTCATCTGCTACAATCCATGTATTTTTGAAGGTTCTCCCTCGCATAAACCCCAGAGGCGCAATTTCAATGAGTTTATCTTCCATACATTGTTGTACTTCTTTGGGACTAATAAATTGGTACAACACATCATAAATCGGGCGAACCCATGGTGCCATTTTGTCTTCCAGTGTTCCAGGCAAATATCCCAAGTCTTCGTCAACGGACACAGATGGACGTGTAAATACCAGTTTGTCATACACTCCAAATAAAAAGTTTTTCACACCATGTTCTGTTGCAAAAAGGGTTTTGCCAGTTCCGGCTGGTCCGCTTACAACAATTATCTTTTTGGATGGTCTCTTTAACATTGCACAATACTCCTCTTGGTGACCCCCTTTTGGAACAGTAAATCGTTCCTCAAACTTCTTTCTTTCATTGGCAGACATATAGATTTGTTGGTTCTTATAATTCGGTGCACCATTTGTGCTGCTATTGCCACTGCTACTTGACCCACAACCGCCATTATTGCCTGGTTTTTCAATCCCAATCTCGTCATAATACATGTTTAACAAATCTTTGTGTGATTGCTTACGATAACGATGTTGTTTTTTCTTCGGCGCTTCAGCAAGTTGTGTGTTGTTTTCGCTCTTCATTTTACAATAGGGGGGTATTTTTATTTATAGGGGTATACATCCAGGGTGACGCGCTGTGAATCTTCCGGAAACAACATTTTATCCACACCAGTTCTCACACAAAAAATTCGATGAACAACAATTCCCGACAAAAATAAAACGGCTAAAACCAACCAAATATTATAACCTGTAAGATAAGAAATCAAGACTCCGCATAAAATGACAACTGCAGTATCCAGTATGGCAATATCAAATACACGATATTTACGTAATCCCTTACGGGGTTCTCCCAACAAATTCTTATATTTGCATAAAAATGACTCCATATATAGTGCGTATAAAATAAACTCGTATAAATCCGGGTCTAATTTGTATAAAAAACCCATATAAAAATAGGCTGTATATATTATTTAGGAATGTCCGACATTGTGAATACAACTGACCCACTATTAACCCCAAATGACTCAAGATACGTCATGTTCCCTATTCAAGACAATGATATCTGGAAAATGTATAAAAAACAGGTTGATTGTTTTTGGATTCCTCAGGAAATCGATTTTTCGAGGGACCTAGCGGATTGGAATGGAAAGCTAAATGATGACGAACGATATTTTATCAGTATGGTGCTCGCGTTTTTTGCCGCATCGGATGGTATCGTTACGGAGAATTTGGCGCTGCGTTTCATGGGAGATGTGCAGTTGGCTGAAGCCCGTGCGTTTTACGGATTTCAAATCGCAATGGAGAATATTCACTGTGTGACAGGCTCTACAAAAATATTAACTGACAAAGGATATTATAATATAAAAGATTTGGTGGAACAAACTGTGAATATATGGAATGGTAATGAATTCACTGAAGTCCAAGTAAAAAATACAGGTGCTCAAGCGATATACAAAATTGAATTATCGAATGGTATGGAATTGGATTGTACGTCTGGGCATAAATGGCTTATACGTAAAGAACGTATTGAAACCCAATCATTAACGATTGGTGATGTCATTGATACATATGATTTGCCTGTAGTAGAAATGACCGACTCAGATGAATGTATGGACCCATGCAAAAACAGTAGTATAGTGCCGATTAATTATAGTGTAAAAACCAGACTAAGATGGTTAGAAGGAGTTGTACATGAAAATGGGTGTGCGAGCTTAACTTCTGTTCAGATTCATTCCAACAACCTATCTTATTTAAGAGATATTCAATTATTATTAACTACATTAGGAGTTCATTCCAATATTATTCACAAAACAGAGTATGTATTATGTATTACAGGAACCAATGTATCACGTTTAATGGGATTGGGATTTGCACCAAATAAATTGGATTCAGACGATTGTATGGAGACGAACACTGTTCATACTGATGTGCGTATAAAAAACATCGAAAAAATATCAGAGAATGAAGATACCTATTGTTTCAACGAACCAAAATTACATACAGGTATTTTCAATGGTATATTAACTGGTCAGAGTGAGACTTATAGCATAATGATTGACACATATATAAAAGAGAAGGACCAACAGAATAAATTATTCAATGCAATCGACAATTTTCCATGTATTGCCAAGAAGGCAGCCTGGGCGAAAAGATGGATTTCGGACAATCGCAGTTCTTTCCCAGCGCGTTTGATTGCATTTGCAGTAGTAGAAGGCATCTTTTTTTCAGCATCTTTCGCGTCCATTTATTGGTTAAAGAAACGCGGACTCTTACCAGGACTCACATTTTCAAATGAGTTGATTTCACGTGACGAAGCCATGCACTGTGAATTTGCAGTGCTTCTGTATGGTAAATTACATAAAAAACTACAGAAGAAACGTGTATATGAAATCATACAAGAGGCGGTAGAAATCGAAAAAGAGTTTATTACAGAGGCAATTCCATGCAGGTTAATTGGTATGAATTCCAAATTAATGTTGCAATATATTGAATTTGTAGCGGACCGATTGTGTTTGCAGTTGGGATATGACAAGATTTATAATTCAGCAAATCCATTTGATTTCATGGAGTTGATTAGTATTGAATCCAAAGTCAATTTCTTTGAACGTACCAATTCGGAGTATGCATTGGCAAACAAATCCGTAAGTGGGGATGTGTTTGATTTCACTGCTGATTTTTAGAGAGACCATCTGCACCCTAATCTAGTTTATTTTTTATACAAATAAAAAATGATGCTATAACAACTCACCATAGAACAAATCACCCTACAACAATATAGATTTTTTTCACAATATAATATCACACAATACACTAATAACCCAAATGTTTCGAATCCATCCAATAAATGAGCCAACCAAAATATACTATGTATATGTGAATGGATTCTGGGATGGATTTATAGAAAAAAGGAATGGTTTCCATGTTGGATTTTTCGAAAATTTATTGAAACAATCCAAACTCACCCATATAGAATTCACGAAAGACATACACAAAGCAAGTATTCTGTTAGAAAGTCATTTTGGGGAAAGTTTAGTTACCAATAAAAAATGGCACAAAACCATCTTTTTTTCAGGAGAAGCGTCATACAGGTTTCTAATGCCTTCGCCACTACATACCTATGATATTGTGTTAAGAAGTTCCGACAACAAGGAGAACACAATAAATTTACCCTTATGTGTAGTCTATATAATAACGAATTATTTACTACCGAAATTGTCTTTAACAAAACAGATAATGACCGTTCCTCCAAAATTCTGTTGTTTTAGTGTATCGAATCCTCATTGTTTTCCACGAAATAAGATATTTGATATCATTGATTGTTACAAAAAGGTGGATTCTGTAGGTAAACATAATAACAATGTTGGATACACCATTCAACAACCATTTTGGACCAAACAGTATATACAGTTTTTATCACAATACAAATTTATTATTTGTTTTGAAAACACCAAAGAAGATACTTATGTAACTGAAAAGATAGTGAATGCATATTTAGCAAACAGTATTCCTATCTATTGGGGAAGCAATTATGTAAAACAATTATTTCATGAAAACACAATGATATATTTGGAAGACGAGAACAATGAAGAATGTTATTATGATATTTTGAACAAGGTCATTGAATTAGACAGAGATAATACAAAATATCTGGAATTTGTAAATAGGCGAAGTTTTAACGCCGATTTTTTTCGACAGCATCTTAGTATAGAAAAAATAGCTGACCAAATAAATAAATTCATCGAATAACCTACACAGATTTCATTGTTCTAGACTCGGGTCCAGTATCCTGAGAAAATAATTCATTGTGATGGTAATATCGTATTTCAAGTGGAACCGAAAAATAGAAAGAAATAAATTCCTTATCGAAAAACACATATTTTACACCTTTTTCAAAGGTCACTCGGTCGTTATCGCCTTCAAAAAAACTTTTACGAACAGCAGAATCAAACAAAAACATAGAAGTGTGTATGTCCACTTGAAATTTTGCCAAACTATTTTTCGCAGAAACCACCACCTGATTTTCCAATAATATATTTTGCTCCGACACCGACCTTTCCCAAAATTTTCCCAGTAATTTTTTTGAAATCACTGTCGAATTTCCATCCGGATAGTATTTCTGTAAGATAGATTCCAAACACCGCATTAATAAACATTTATACATAACAATATTGGCAGTGTCATTCGGAAATAAAAAGACAGTGATAGGTAACATATAGTAACATATGTTCTCTGTTTGTTTCCATTTAGTTGATATTTTAGAGGACAATTCAAACACATAATAATGACTTGGTAAGAGTTCTAATGGGTGATTCACATTTTCCGCGACTATTTTATAGTTCTTTAAAAACCCACATAGTTCAACAGAATTTGCTGCTGGTTGGGTATCATTAAACCGGGTTTTACTGGAATCATCCAACATAATCCAATGATTCAATCTATGTAAGTATATAGGAAAACGACCAAAGATATCTCGGACAACATATATTTTGGAAACATCATTCAGATAATAATAATCAAATAAAATCATCATGAACGACCCATCTAATATCTGTAATGTATATTGCATTCCGTATTTTTTATACAATTGGATAATGATGTTCTCGACAGGTGTTTCTTCCGACATATCGAGAATACGAAGAATAGATAGCGTGTTGTAGAGTTCTCCTTGAAAGTATACAATCACATCGGGTTCTCTCACATAATCGCGATGTAATTTAATTTTAATCCCGCAATCCTTTACAGAAGAATCGCGTAAAAATGGGATATGATGTTTGATTACATCCGATTCTGTATTGTTATCTATATTTAATATACAATAGGTAGTTGGTGACGCGGTTGTTGGAACGGGAGTATCCATGTAGTATGTTATGTTGTATTATAATGGTTTCCATGTATTTGTTTATATTTATTATATGAAAAAATACATAATCGAGTATCCGTATCCATGTAGTATCAAAAACCGATATAAAAATAATATATTATAATATATATTATGTTTTCCAATTTAGAAAAGCGACACACTACATTTTCTTGTTCTGAAAAAATCAAAGGCATTTCTTTTTTGCCTGTTAAAAACGCCAATGGAAATTTCAATTATGTGCCAGTTACCAAAACCGATACAGCATTGGATGACCCTATCCTATACAAAACCGCAAACATTCCTACACCCGCATTTGCCACTCCACCTCCCGACGACGACAAATTGAATCGATTTAACATTGGGGATGACATGATAAAAACATTTTATGTTGGTTCGGTTACCATTGTCGGTCTATTTATTTTATATCGTCTCTTACAGAAAAGTGCATAAGAAATGTACTCTTAATTTTGTACGTTTATGAATAATATTATGTAATGTAATATAATATTATAGTTACTTTTCTACATTATACATGTGAATATTTGAAATGGGACATTTTAATTCTTCAAAGGTTTAAACTTTGTATCTTAAATAAACCTGTAAGGCAACCAATGCACCAAACACTTGTGCCATAACATATGGAATAATTTCATTGACGTCGATTTTACCAGCAGAAGCCATTACAATGGTAACAGCGGGATTAACGTATCCACCGGATACAGAGTGTGTTAATAAGATAACGAGAGCGAGAGATGCACCAATTGCTAATGGATTCCCAGTAGCAACAATGACATATACAAAAAACATGGTTCCCAAGAATTCGGCTAAATAATTATACATTTTTATATATGTATAGTGCGAAAAAGTGTAGAGCTAAATTGATTCTTTATTTTCCCTATATCGGACATGGTCATCCAGGTTTTTCATTGGATGAAACAGTCTTTTGTCATCCAATTCCTCGTCCATAAAGGTTCGATTATAGGTAATCGTCAAAAATTCAGGTGGATTCGGCAGTATTTTAAACCCCATTTTTTGAGCAAAAGATGTAAAAAACGCTTCTAAGAAAAACAACGTTCCATATTCCGCCACATAATCGCGAATACTTTCTAAATATCGACTGGAAAGCCTTAAGGCACACATCATCCCACAACTATAATCTCCTTGAAAAGGTATTTGTATACGACTCCATAACCACTCGTTCAATTTGGCAGGTTCATAGCTAGAATTACACAAAATATCTTCTGTAAGATATTTGTTATCCATGTTTACCAATGTGTTTTCGGAATGAAAATAGACGTCGTCCTCTAAAAACCAAACATGGGAATACATATCGCCCAACAATGTGAATAAATAGATTGCTTTGTCCCATCCAGTCACTGCTTTATTTAGTGTTATGTTACTCAGATTTTTATAGCCGGATTTTTCACAGAGGTCATTTCTAAATTGAACGAATCGAATCGATGGATATTCTTTTTGTAAGTTTGCATATGATTGTATATTGTCGTCTACTACCAAATAAATATCGTAGTATTCAAATGTTGACAAGAACTGTAAATACTTTTCTTTTTTGTCTGGATACAAGCATATCAAACAGACGGCTGATTTTTTTATGGTGTGTGAGGTTTCCATGCTTGACATTTATTATATTCAAATAAGTATAATAAATGGAGTATCTTTATGTTGCTTTACACCTTTTTTATGTTACGTATGTCTAATATCTATGAACAGCCATGCGAGCAACATATGACCCATTGTGGTCATCCCCACCAAATTTGCTATCATTGTAATTCAAGTTAATCGCACGTTGTTTGCGGAATTTGGAATAGTCGGATGAATCGGCAACGAAACGAATATTTCCAGAGGTAGGAGGAATTCCGGTTCCATCACAATTACTAAACATATTACGAATGCGGCTTTTCCATCCGGGTTTGTCCGCATTGGTAGGGTTGGGTCCACCACAACTATAGTGTTGTCTTCCCAAAAAATCACCGGAATTGTTGACTGCACGGAAGGGGGTAGTAATACGGTTTCTTCCATTGACCGTTCCGGTGGCGTAAGCAGTGTTCCAGGATTTGACTAAAATGCGGCGAGCCATCACTTGGTCACTTGATTTATAATTTAAAACGGTTTGTTTGGGAGATTTTCCATTGATGGCACCACCTAAGTTTGTGCCTCCCAAATTTGGAGCATTTAAATAATTAGTACTCATTGTTATATACATTACACTACAAAAAAAATATACAGGAATAAAAAATCTGCTAAATACATATGAGAAATGGAGAACATTGATAAACTCACGTTGGAGCTGCTAATGAACAAAACAAATTACAATAAATATATGGAAAAAACCAATCCAGAAAAACACAAAGAACAACGCGAGTTCCATCAAAAAATCAAAAAATTCGGTCCCCGAATTCAACATCTTACAAGGAAGTTTTTAGAGAATCCTAATTATCAAATAAACCTAGAAATGAATGACATGTTAGAAGGATATGCGAGAACCTTTATCAAATATTTGGAGATGAAGGATTTAGAAAAAACCTGTTGTGCCGGAGGCGGAGAATATTTTGAAAAAGAAAAAGACGAAGATATTCTGTTTGACCCTACAGAAATGAATTCAGACGATGACGGCGGCAAAGCCGCCGAAGAAGATGCCGATGATATAGAAAATGCATCTGTAATTGCGGTCGGAGAACCATCGAACCCATGTTTCAAATACACGATGGATATGTATACCAAAAAAAAACTCCTCAAAAAAATTGTATAACACAAAAATCTGAGCATAGTATAAATAGTGTTCTCTTTCTTTCATACAAACAATATGAACAAGACTTTGAAATATAAGAATACCCATGCAAATCCGAATGCCAATAAAAAAACGAAAATACACAAGAAAACACAAAAGAATTCGACATTCAAAAAGGTGAATTGTAGTCCCGAAGTAGATAATCAAAAAATATCCAGCGACACGTGTATTACATCAAATGTTCTGAGAACCATTCAACAACAATACAATACTGCATATCCTACCAATAAGATTACACAAAAAGAACCGATAAAAGCATGGAATGAACTCAAACAACGATTAAGATGTGAAAAGGACGAGTGTTTTTTGAAACAAATCAAGAACACTTCTGTAAGAGAAGAATTGAAAGAAAAGTTGTTTGCCCCAAAACATCCAGAAGAGTGGAAAAGTAATCCGAAAGAGTGGTTATCCAATTATGACATTATGAAGGTGATGCGTCAATATGAAAAAACATATCCAGAGTTCAAATTGATTGGTCCAACCACCATTGATTTTGATACAAAAGTTCCCGAATATGGTTTCAAATGTGTATTGGAAGATTTATGTCAGTTTTCTCTGCAAAAGTTTATAGATGCGGGGAAAACGAAAATCGGTATTGTATTTAATTTAGACAAATATTATCAAAGTGGTTCTCATTGGGTGTCCATGTTTATTGATATACCTAACAGATTCATTTTCTTTTTCGACAGTGCAGATCATTCCATTCCGCATGAAATTTGGACGGAAAATCCAGAAGACAATTCTTTAGTGAATCGTATTATTCGCCAGGGAAAAGAAATGCCATCTCCCATCTTGTTCACATTTTATAACAATCGTGGTATAAACCATCAGCGTGGAAACACTGAGTGTGGTATGTATTCGTTGTTTTTTATTATTACAATGTTAACTGGAAAGACGATGCATTCAGATGAGAACACAAAGGGAGGATATAATGGATATTTGTGTGTGAAGAAAAGGAAGAATCTGTTTCTAAAAAAACGTATACCAGACGAAATGGTATTTCAATATAGAAAGATTTATTTCAATGAATAATTTTCTCTGCATTTATTAAGATAACATGCCGAGAAATACACATAAAAATCGCACCAAATTAATCAATAATAAACGAACCAATAAGCAAATAGGAACCCTTAAAAAACGTCGCATAAACAAAAAGCGTGGTGGGGATGTTGACGATACTGCAAATCTCGGAAGAGCTGGTTTAACTAAGGTTACTGAAAAAGTATCCGACAAAGAAATTATTACGGCAGTATTGGATAAATATCTGGATTTTTTAAAAAAAAGGATTGAAACCGACGAAACAAAGAAATCAGGCGAGTTTGTAATCAAATTTTTATTAGACAACGATAAAAAGAAACATTTGATAAATGAAATGATATCCGATAAAGCGTCATATGAACCATTATTGGAAGAAATTCGACCATCTACCAAAGAAACCCTTACAAAAATTCAAAAAAATCCTCTCAATGTAAATATACAGGAAATATTGGACAATATTTTTTATGAATTCAAAGAAGCAGAAGATATAGTAAATGAGATAACAGATAAACTTAAACTACGAATCATTGAAAAAAAGTTGAAAAAAACACAAATCGAACAAATCAACCAAATAATAAAAAATCAACCCGGCATGTTGAGTAATGTTTCTAAAAATATAGCAGCCGGCTTCGAACATTTTGGGTCATGGCTTGTACCCCAACCTTCTGGACCCCAGAAGGAATATAATGAAACAAAAGTTCATTTCTTATGGTATCCTCGTATGTATCCAAGATATAGAAAAGGTAACAGTAATGCGGAAAAAACCATTAAATACGGGGATTTCATGGTGTATATTGAACCTGAAAAATATGCATCTACTCTTGAATTTATAAATCAAACAACGAGTGGTGTAGATGACCTTCTAACAAATATATTAAATGGATATCAACATCCATCTGCGATACCTGACACATACAGACATACATATTATAAATTAACAAACAACCAACCGCAACTGGATAATGAGGCGGCGCTGATTAACCCGAACGTAAAAAAACCATCACCACAAGAAAAAAAATGACCAATGACCAATAAATTCCTTTTTATTTTTTACTCAAAGAGAACATCCAAACCAAAATGTAAAAAAAAGACTTACAAAGAAATCATGTTATATAATACAATCTATAATATTATACAACATACAACATGTCTTTATTTATTCGCCCAGAAAATCAAAATATATTATGGGAAACCATACACAAAACCCCTGAAATATCCTCTGTATTTCCACCCGGTTCTCCTATTCACCAAAAAAATGAATGGTTTAAAAAACATATCGAGAACAAATATCGTACAATTCCACCCAATATATCCAAAGAAGAACTCTATAAAATAAATCGAGAGGTGTTGTCTACAATGATAACTGAGCTTCGCAATATGTTTGTTCCGATTACATCAGGAGGCTTAGGTGAGTCATACACACGATTATCAAATAAGTCGTCTGGTATTTCTTCAGAATACGAGTTGCGCGAAGCGCAATATAAACAACTGTTTGACACTCCCAAACCCAAGGTGATTGATTTTACTGAAAAATTTGAAGATGAAGCCATTACCAATATGGAAGAACTGATTGAAAAACACAAGCAATCACGGGAAACAGATTTACAACTGTTTGGAGCACCTACTGCGGCACCTCCTTCCGAAAAACGCATACGTTTTGGAAACGAAACGTTGATTCAGCCACCTACACCGGTTTCCACTGGTATTCCCCTCGAATACAAAGATGTTATGAAACGAGTCGATGAATTGTATGTGAAAATTGAGAACATCAATACAAAAATAGACGAATTAACTACGTTTGTAAGAGAAATATTTCAGGAAAATACGTCCAAAAGACAATCAACCCATGTGAATGAACCCACCGAATGAAACCACCGAATAAAAATATATAGAAAATAGATGATAATTCCATGTATAACAGATGGAATTATTAAAACACACATTATTTATTAATTTGGACCATCGACCAGATAGGCTGACACATGCTACCGCCGAATTTAAAAAGATAGGTATCGATGGAACTGTGGAAAGATTTCCGGGGATTTTAACTACAGCCGGAAATGTCGGTTGCACATTGAGTCATATCAAGTGTTTGGAGATAGCCATGGAGCGAAACTATCCTTATATCTTTATTTGCGAGGATGATATTACATTTACGAATCCGCAACTTTTTATGGAAAATCTTACAAAGTTATATCATTCGGAAATACAATGGGATGTATTGGTGGTAGGTGGTAATACGGTCCCGCATTTTTCAAAAATAAATGATTACTGTGTGAGAACCTTTAATGTACAAACTACTACTGGATATATTGTCAAACAACATTATTATAAAACACTCTTGCAGAATTTCAGAGAAGGAATACAATTACTTTTGAAAAATCCACATCGTAAAGCAGAGTTTTGTATTGATATCTATTGGAAGAAATTACAACAACAAGATATGTGGATATTATTAATGCCACTCACCGTTACACAATATGAAGATTATAGTGATATTGAAAAACGGGTGGTGAATTATCATAATATTATGTTGGATTTTGAAAAGAAGTATTTACAACAGTATTTATTCAAGTAATGACGGTCGGTTTGTTTGGAGTATTTTTGTTGATTATGTGAGTCGTAAAAAATTGGACATGACCGCTTTATTTTTTTCGGCATATTCCATCGACCTCAAATTTGCTGCATGTTGTTTTGCGAGAATCGCTTGTTGGATAGCTCGTTCTTTTTCTGCCAGCATTTTTTCCGCTTCACCCTTCTCAAGCGGCACGAGTTTCCCACCGCGTTCTCGTTGTAGATGGTCAATGGATGTATATGTTTTCATATTCGCATAATCGTTCTCTCCTACAGAAAAAACGGTTTGGTCCTTATGGACTTTTCGTAAGTCTTCGAATTTCAACTTACTAAACACATCACAAGACACATATTTACAGTTGCCTCCCTCTGCACCTCCGTTTTCTTCATCATACAAATCATTTCCCATACTAGATTGCATGGGTTGAATACCATTATATTGCACCAATGCCGATGTTTTTTCTTTAATTTTATTCATGGCTACCCCTAATCCTGCAGTAGATGTTATGTTATCATATTGATAAATCGGTTCATTTGAAGTGAACCATTGGTTTTGAGATGGGTCCTGTTTTTTCGCCATGTTTTTTTCAAACAGCTCATTAAATTTTTTAGAAAATCCGTCATCCCCCATTTCTTTTCTGTTGGATTGTATGGTATTGTAGATGCGTTTGTCTGTGTTATCTACTTGATATTTTATTTCGGTTGTAGGGACTTCTTTGGTAACCTTTTGTGTTTCATTGAAATAATCTACGACAACTTCAAACGCTCGTTTATAAAAGATGAAATATTCAGAAGGCAATCTGGATTTGTCTGGATGCATTTTGAGAACAACCATTTTCGCCTGTTTTAAATCTTCCAGTGTAAAATCATAAGATAAATGAAACAGGTCTAAAATTTCTTTAAAAGAGTACATTTTTATATTTAAATTATGTGCAGATGCAACGGCACTACAAGCTTTCATGAAAACAAAGGTATCTATATTATACAAAATATATATTATAATATAGGCAATTACGCAAAGTCAACTCTTACAAAAATATCTTACAAGAAAATCATACAAAAACATTATCATTGATAATATATTTGTATGAAAAATGTATAAAAAAATGGCATTTACAAATAATAACAAGACCTTGATACGAGAAATGGCAACTCCTTCCTTAACGATTCCGCCAAACACAATTACTTCTCTTTCCAAAGAACAGTTTTTTGAAGAATTAAAAAAAAATCAAACAGCATTTATTATTAAATTCGGCGCAGAATGGTGTGGTCCTTGTCAAAAAATAGACCCATTAGTGTATGATTGGATATCGAAAATGCCTCCAGAAATTAAATGTGCGATTATTGATGTGGATGAAAATTTTGAGATATATGCATTTTTAAAGAGCAAAAAGATGGTGAATGGTATTCCTGCTATTTTATGTTATTATGGATGCAATGACGGATGGATTCCAGATGATATGGTAGTCGGTGCGGATGAAAATGCTGTAAATTCATTTTTCAAAAGATGTTTACAATTGGTGGTAAGACCCGAACCATAAAACTTGACTTCTTATTGACTCCATATTGACCTCCGTTTATTTTTTCGGTTGTTTATGTTTTCGATGATTCCTTGTTGTTTTTTTGTTTGATTTATTGGCACGTTTTGTCTTTCGTTTTTTATTTCCACCGACAGAGGGTTTTACAGGGGCGGGACCTTCAGCAGATTCGACAGCTTTAGCAGGTTCAGCAGCTTTAACAACAGTGACTTCTTTTGCAGCAACCTCAGGTGATATTGATTTGGAAATGTCTTGTGTAAGATTCTTCAATTCAGCCATTGGATTACCAGTGGTAGTTTCCAATATATTGGTTGGCTCTCCAGAAGGTGTTTCGGGTTGTTTTTCTTCCGGTCCCTCCTCTTTTTCTTCCTCTTGTTCCCTTTTCTCTTCCTCTTCCTCTTCTTCTTTCTCTGAGTCAGTCACTTCTGTTTTTTCGTTTTCAGCAGAATCTCCTTCTTCACCTGATGCACTTTCAATGTCATACATAGTAAAATATGCTAAAACAACAGTTGTTATACCCAACATTCCATAAGTAAATAATGGTATTTCATTAATGCCGTAGAATAAATTTTCATAAACACTGTTTGTTGGCATGATATATATTATCTTATATTATCCATATATTTTTATCGGTCGATTATAATCACATAAAAAATAAATAATTTTTGTGTGATTTTGCGAATTTCGTTATTCCCAGGAGTCATTTTCCCATTCATCCAATAGCCCACCATTCATCAGTCTAAAGGACTGAATTTCTGCAATAAAGTTCTCATCTTTCAAAAACTCATACACATCTGGTAAAAAGTCTTCTTCTTGAAGAATTCCAGCTTGAAAGATTCCATTGATTTTCTTTAGTTTTTCCAACATTTTTAAATATTTTTCCTGTTTGTAAATATTAAATTCTTTTTCTACTTTTTCATTCATCATTCCACTTCCATAATACTTGAGGTATCGTTCATCATACCCATTGCATTTCTTTTTTAATGTCATTACTTTTGGTAAAATAGATGTAATGATTTCATCGACTTTGTTATATCCAACACCACTCTCATTTTTAATATAATTGTTTGTTACACATTTTAATTCTGTATTACATACCCTATATAGATTACATAAAACAACTTTTCCAATAAATAATTCAAGTAAGAAATTTAACATATTATATATTCAATGGATGATGAGTATAATATAATATACTGTTATACTTGTAAATCAATTTTACACCTATCATATTCACCAGATTACAAATAATACATATTATATGTAATCGATATCATTTTTATGGTTTGCTTTTATGTTTTCTGTTTTACAACTTACGTTCATGCCATTTCTTTTTGATTTCCATTGGAATCGTAATTTTCAAATGACGTTCACATTCTTCTGGATTTAAATAATATAATTTTCGTTGTTCGTCGTGCAAATCGGTTTTTATGTATTCAGCCCCATCCACCACCTTGAAATATTTACTTTCGTTTTTTGAACCAATTCTATCTGGCATAATAATTCCCGTAGAAGAATTGCGTATATAAGTATTAGAAACCGATGGATTTGAATATGCTCGAACACGTTCAATCCCATCCTTGGTTTTAGTTTTAAAAGTATAATAATATTTGTTGGTTCTACGATAAGCTTCTGACATTTTTAATTGGTCTCTCATTTCGCTATCAATTGTAGAAACATCATTGTCGCCAAAACTTATGACTTCATCATAGTATACGTTGGCGGGTTCAACGTCATCATTTGCTAAATATTCTTCTGCGTACATTCTATTTAGTAATCTGAAATAAGTAAGAAAATCGGGAAAAGACGATGTGGTATCGAATCTGTGTAAGATAATTTACTTATCATAATGTGTTTATATTGTTTTACAAAAAACAAAATAAAATGTAGATAAAAATTATATTATCATGTACAATTTGCAAAAATCCAGAGAAAATATAGATAAACATTTACCAGTGTATGTTCACCGACCAGTGAGTTACAATCGCGAAGGAACGGAAGCAATACCAGAGTCCCTGTCCTCATCCCCATCCTCCAGTTATGATTCTGATTATTCCACTGAAGATAGTGACGAAGACCTTTCTTTACAATCACATTCGCACCCCCAACCTGAAAATGGATACCTATATGAAAACAAATATTACTACCTAAAAAATGAAAAATATTTACAAACGGATTTTGAAGCAGCTACTATTCTTACTGATTATAACATGCAAATGTGTATATACAAATGTGTAAGACAAGGATGTACTCCATTCTTAATGTATTTATTACAATATCATGAAGGAAAGTATATATTACCTTCTCGAAGAGAACCTAATGGCGAAGTTGCAACCACCTCAGAAGAAAGCGATGCCACAGAAGAAACCGACATTATGGAAAAATTCCATGAATATTTGTTTAACATTTTCCCACCCAATGAAATACAGAAACTCAACACAGAAGACCCCGCCGATTTATATGACCCGGAATTATTCAAGGGATTTTACAATCATAAAACATCCAACAAATTAACCATGGTCTATGACGCAACTCGTATACAAATACCAATATCAACTGAACCCACTTTATATGTATGGGCAACCCCTTATGAAATGTTCATTTCCAAAAATATAAAAGAAATACCCATTGACGAAACCGTCCGCGAATCCTTTATTGAAATTGGAGACAACGAAAAAGATTTCCATCACTTGTATACTGAGAATGATACAATTATAAAATCACCTTTTGTTTTGTATTTGTGTAAAACCGGCGATGCTCCCTCTGGGTTTAATTTATTTACAACACCTGATATAGATGCAACTATTACAAATGATTATAACACAGATTATTCTGTTATATACCCTCGCATACAACATCCATTAATGGGAGATTATACGTTTTTCTCTAACAAAATGTTAAATCCGGATGCTGCTGGAGCTGAAGGCACAGCAGACAAAATACGACGTTTTGCCGTATTTGTGGATATCCCTGGACTACATCCATTATACGTGGAACAAGATGAAACCGACAAATTAAATCATCTGTATGATATCGACCAAACAGAACAATATTCTTCCATTACTTATTTACGTTCATCCGACAAGGCACAATTATGGTGTGTGAAATCCTCGCAATATTTCTCTGAAATACAATAACCATCCGTTACTCCTCTATATGATTACATTCGGATAAAACAACCGAATGAAACCCGATGGTCATATTTTTAATCGGCACAGGTATCTCAACATACGATTCTGACATATGAAACATATCAAACATAATAAAATATCCATTGTCTTCGCGGTCATAGACAAACCCAACTACAATCGGTATTCCGTCCTGTTCTATAATCGCTGGTTCTCCACACAGAAACCGATTTTCAGGTAATTCCATATGTTTTACGACTTCTATACCTTTACATACAACAAAGTCTTTAATGAGACGTTCACCTCCATGTAAATTTCTGAGCAATACATATTCCTTCCATTTTACAGGAAAATCTAAATTCATGTTCTCCAATATTGAATTTTTATGAACACTTACTTCGCCTGTTTTCTTGTTTACCAATAGTTTCCTGTATTTGCCATCAATATTCAGCGATGTGAAATCGAGTGATTCATACAGGGGTCCATATATTTCAATCGAGTCCGGAGTATCGATTACATCTCCATAATGGAACATGTAAAATCCATCACCACGATAGGTGTATTGAATGGTGGTCTGTGTGGTTGTATTATATATTTTTATATAAGTTGGTTTTTTGTTGTAGAGAACCACCGGGGTTTCCTTGAGAAAATTCCACACAATTGGCGAATCAATGTATAAAATGGCATCTGGTAATACAAAAAAATCATGAATAATCGGAACATAGGATGTTTTCAATTTGACTTTTTCAATAATATTCTGAAAAGTATTATCTGTTTGAAAATAAGAAACATCGTTACATAACACGTTGTAATCAATCGTATGCAGGGTATTGGTTCTCGTATCATATTTGGAATGTCCTGAAAAATGTTTGATTTGTTTGGTGTTTATCTTACAGATGGTATTCAACTCTTTATTTTTAAAATCCACTTGAATTTTGTAGGGCTGGTCTCTTTCAAAAAGGGACAGTATATTTCGTGGCATTCCTTTCGCCGCAGGAGTTTTTTCATGAATATCCAACAATGCTGTATTTGCGAGCCCTAAAGGGTTTGGCAACATCTTCATTTCATGCAGCAACATATAAAAAAACATCATCATATTGTTTTTTGAAAATTTTCCGTGTTTGTTCTCATATTGTATTTTTTCTGTATTGATAATATGTTTTATGAATGTGATTTCCCCCTTGTCAATAAAAACACCTTGGATAACACCGTCTCCGATAAATAATTCATACAGTGTATTTACCTTTTTCTTATCGACATTGGGACCGACCATACCGTAAAATCCGGAAATTTTTGGTAAAAAACAATGGATAGGTCTAGGTGTAATCATCATCCATAAAATACATACAAAAAATATATAGTTCATTACAATACAACTATATATTTTTTATCCTTCTATTTCTTATATTCTTTTATAGTAAGAAAACGAAGAAAACCTAAGAAAAACAATTACCTGTTCTCATTTTGTTACACTGTAAATACATATTCATCGTTTGATTCGGATGATAGAAACATGCCGTCAGGAATCAATTTATTCATTGATATAATAGGAACTGGAGAACCCGGTGGAGTTAATAACTCTGTTACATGTGATTCGGTAATGGATGTATCAACAAGTTCTGGAGTAAGTCTTGGTCTATCTTTGTCGGATGGTTTGTCAGATGGTTTTTCAACCGTTTTTTTACATGACACTTTCAGTGGTTTTTCGATACTTTCTTTCGGAGAGTTTTTCGGTGGTTTTTCTTCAATGGTTTTCATAACAGAAAACTTGGGTTTTATAATATGATTGTCATCTTGCGATAACTCAGAGATATCATGAAAATTGCCTTCTTCCACATCTATGACAGATAATAAATCAGTGTCGTTTGTTACAATACAGGGTTGCGATACACGAATATCAGGTGTTTCTTCCTGAATGGGTTCAAATGGATTAGAGGAAGAAGATGCAGAGGAAGAATCGTCGGAAATAGAATGTCTAAGTTCTCGTAATATATCCTTGTCGATATTGTTTTCTGCAAACTCATTCATAATTTCTTTTTTCTTATCATGTGCTTCCATCGGATTATCCAATTTAATATCGTTATTAATTTGACTTAATAGTAGTTGTGTCTTGGTAGTAAACCGACGGAAGTATTTTGTATGTAGTTTATGAAAAAATTCAATATAAGTGACAAACAGATTGATTTTCTCCTTCATGACTGTATTATTAAAATTAAATGTATTTACAAAACTGTCGATATTCAGTCCAATTTTATTTTTGGTTTGATAAATTTTCAAATCATGTTCTTTGTTGGTAATGTGTCCATATAAATAGGTTAAAATCACTAAAAGAATTTCGTGTAAATGTTGTATATGCTGAAAATCATACTGTTTGAATGGCTCTAAATCCTTATATACTGGAAAATGGTCATTTACATGAATGAGTTCTATGAGTTTTTTGTCTGGAATATTTTGAAATACATAGTCTATAATTATTTTAAACAGTTTATAATAGTCACAATACATGCGATTGGTAATGGAATGAAATACACGTAATATATCTTCATATTCAATGTCAATGAGTTTGCTCTGAAAATAAAAAGAATCCAGTGTAAAAATAAATAAATGTTCTCGATTCGTTTGAATGAACTCGGAATATATCTGTTTGATTTTATTGATACGTCCATCTAAAATCGTCAATGTGTGAACATTGTCTTGTTTTAAATCAGTAAATTTGATAAAATCGGTTTTTAATTGTGTTAATCGGTCATCCATTTGTTATATAGATAGATTTTCATGGTGTCCAACAAACCAAAAATTATAATATCTATAATATATACCATCCTACAGAATATTTCATGAACTCTTCTATACCAAAAAACGAACATGATAATTCCAATGCGTCCAATGCACCCAATGTCCCTACCATTCAATCAAACAATGTAATCGAGAACTATGAATGGTCAGTAGAACATGAACGCATTTTGGCGGAATGGGCAGACAAAGCCATGTGTTACCGATGGTTGCATACAAGGTCAAACACATTATTTTCTAATCTAAATGCGTATTATACGATACCTTGTATTATTATTTCAACTTTAGCTGGGACAGCGAACTTTGCTCAAGGACGTGTGCCAGTGCAATATCAAGCCATGTTTACCATGGTAGTAGGTGGCATTAATATTTTAGGTGGAATTATTAGCACAATTCAACAATTTTTGAAAATCACGCAACTGAATGAAGCACATCGTGTAAGTAGTATTGCATGGGACAAGTTTTACAGGAATATTAAAATCGAACTCACTAAACATCCAAATGAACGCATTCATGTTGCGCATATGTTGAAAATATCGAAGGAAGAATTTGACCGACTTATGGAAACGAGTCCGGTGATTCCAGACAAAATCATTGATGCCTTTAAAAAATCATTTCAGAAAGACGATGAATATTTAAAAATTTCCAAGCCCGAAATTTGTGATGTTCTCATTTCTACTGAAAAATTTAGAAATCCATGGTTTACAGAAGAGTATCAATCCAAACGTCAATTAGAATTAAGTAAATTGAATATTGCCACAGAAATCAAACAGAAATTAGAAGTGCAGAAAAATGTGGACAGTATTAAATCGTTCCGAAAAACCTTTTTTGATTTAAATAATCGATATCCAATTGATTCTGAATTAATGAATAATCTGTCAGACAGTATCGACCCAGATTTTATACGAAAAACAATTTTAGAGATGGAATTAGAAGAACAAAAGAAATCAAATACAAAATCCCATGAAGATACGGGTGATAAAGCAATAAATGAAATTAATATTAGTGTAGTATAACACGTTCAATTATTCTGTTTGTTTTCTTGTATACGTGTAGTGTATAATGAGTTCAATCATCAAACCAACCATCAAATATTTGTATAATCTATATAAAAAATTACAAACAGGCTGTAATTCTACAGAGGTTCTCAATAGCGTTGAAAAACAAACAGATGAAATCATAGTCTCTGTTACATCCGAAGTAAAAGAAGACATTGATATAACTACTGAACGTACTCGTGCAACCACTATTTATGAAGAAACCCACGCAACAATAAATGAAAATGTAGAAAAAATAGTTTCTGAAGGTGTAGATAAGGTAATAGAGACTATTCAGATGGAACCACACCTCGATATGACACCTACAGTGGTCCCTCAATCGAACCCAATAGAAGACCAACAATCTGACTATTCATCGATTCATTCTCCACCACCTTCGCCAGAACCCTCTTATGATGAAAATGAAACAGAAATAATTGGTGTAGTAGATACAGCTGGATTCTATAATAAATTCATCTGAAAACCAAATTATTTTCCATTTGTTGAGAACATCCGTGTAAAATTTCTCAACAAAACAAACATAAAAGACTATCTGTATGATATATTACATATGGACCATATTGCAGAAGAATACGCAAACAAACATACAATGTTACGAGAACAAGAAGTAAACAATGAACGACGAATACAATCTCCAACAGAAAAACACGAAGAATATCAATATTTGGAACTTCTGCAGGATATTATTGAAAAAGGTCATTGGGAACAAGGTCGAAATGGAAAAATCAAGAGTCTTTTTGGAAGGTGCATGCGGTTCTCCCTGGAAAACAATACCATTCCGATTTTAACAACCAAAAAAACCGCATGGAAAACATGTCTGAAAGAATTGCTCTGGTTTATTCGCGGAGAAACAGATAATCGTATTTTAAAACAACAAAATGTTCATATCTGGGACGCGAATGGAACCCGTGAATTCTTGGATTCTGTTGGATTAACCGAGTATGAAGAAGACGAATTAGGATGCATCTATGGATGGCAATGGAGACATTTCAATAAACCGTATATACCGAATCGTGTATCTGTCGATACAAATAGGGTAAATGATTCACAAGATGGAGTGGACCAATTACAGCAAATTATTACTGCATTAAAAGACCCCTTACAAAGAACCAGCCGCAGGCTCATTATGACTGCATGGAACCCTTGCCAACTCCATCAAATGGCACTTCCACCATGTCATGTAATATGTCAGTTCAATGTCCATGATGGAAACAAATTGAGTTGCGCCATGATGCAACGGTCAGTCGATTGTGGCTTAGGACAACCCTTTAATATTGCATCGTATAGTTTTCTTACACATTTAATTGCAAAACACTGTGGATTAGAAGCAAGTGAATTCATATATTTTATGGGGAATTGTCATATATATGAAGAACATATGGATTCAATGAAAGAACAAATACAACGAACCCCATTTGATTTTCCTACTCTACATATAAAACAAATACATGAGAACATCAATGATTATCAAACAGAAGATTTTGTTATATCTGACTATAAAAGTCATGAATCCCTCAAGATGAAAATGATAGCGTAATCGCCTGTTTGACATATTTTACGAAATTTCTCTATGGAAAATATATCTGTATTTATCAAGAGTTGCATATGCCACAAAAATCAAAATTATGTTATACATTTGAAAGAGTATCTATTCCACATAGTGAAGAAATTACCAACCATGTAGATGCCGTATATATTATTTATCTCAAAGGGAATGAAACACGTCTCCAAAATATTTACAAACAGTTGGAAACCTTTTACATTTGTAATACGGTTTATATATTGCACAATGATGGAATTAAATGTGATAAAGGAATACCCGATAACATACCTCCCCTGGACCTCATTGATTGTTATTACACATGTTTTGAAGACGCCTCTGACAAAAATTACGAGAACATTTTGATATTGGAAGACGATTTTATTTTAGCAGAATGCATGAAAACAGTCACTTCTACCAATTTTCATATGAATATCATAATGCAATTTATAAAGGAACGTGAAGAAAGTCCGGTTTCTTACAGAATCGGCTGTCTTCCGGTCGTATTATTACCGGGTTCAGTTGATTTTCATCATTATTTAGGTGTAATGACAGGAACACATGCAGTTGTGTATAATAAATATTTCCGTACTCATTTATTGAACCATATTCCACAGACCACTATTAAAGATTGGGATGTGCATTGTAATTTTCAACCCGAATCCATTACATATCATACACCTTTATGTTATCAGTTATTTCCCAAAACTGAGAATTCAAAATACTGGGGAGTGGCATATCATCCATTTTTTACATTCTTGTCTCAATTAGTATTAATATTATTGTCATGGGTGGGGTTAGATAAGAAGTGCGAACCCGGATTTACTATTTTTTATTTGTTTTCCAAAACGATTCTTGTGCTACTTTTAATCGGAATTCTTCTGTTGGTGTATATCTTACAGATTATATTTTACAAGAAGGTTTCAAAGACGAATAGAACACCTGGAACAAATGTACGTAATAATACATAACATGTTCTCGTTCATTCAAAATAAACGAGAACGAAAATAAAAACAAAAACGAGAACAGAATAATAAGAACATAAGGGGTATAAAAAAAGAATTGTATATTTTCCATAAATAAACAG